TAGCGGCTCAAGATGTAGCCCATTCATAGACCAGAGCCTATCATTAGCACACAATCAACACATGTTAAGAATCTTTAATCCAAGGAATTATCCATGCCTCCTCGTGCTCATCAGTTTGAAAAGGATTTTTGGGTATGCTATGGACACCTTCATAAGCAGAAACAGCGGAAATAAGCAGTTCATTCCATTCAAAAAGCATTGGAGCTAAGGAGTTCAAAAAAGCATTAAACTGCCTAATGAACAGAGCACGACGCATACGAGGGTTCTTAGTTTTCTTAACGTAGACCATAATCTCTGGCTTCCACGGGTTTGAAAACAAGGGCTTGACAAAATCAATATGCCCATAATCCTTATACAAATCATACAATTTATCCTTAACGCGCCAATCAACTTCTTTAATGGTAAAGAGACACTGCTCAACCATCGAAACGTTCTTTCTAGCACGAAAAATCATGCCAAGCCCGATTTCGATATCTTCAGCAACGCTCCTGCTACCTACGATGTCAACATCATCATGCTGCAAATCGAATGGAGTGTGAGGATCAAAATTATTAGCATCCATAACAATTCTCTTAATACTAGAATCACGTACAACATAGGGGCAAAAATCGCGAACATCTTTCTTCGGTTTCAGAGAAACACAAACAATATGTTCACAGTATTTAGCTGCCGATGCTGCACAAGCACCAGGATGTGATCCAAGATCAAGCAAATTATTAAAGCGTATACTAAAATATTTGATAGCAAACTCAAAACGAGCGGCATGAAAACCATAGCATCTAACGGGTTGTTTATAAGGAGAGATCTTCCTAACTAGACTCTTCATCTTGGTCTTTGTTAATTCACTTACCTGAAAAGCTACATCATTAGCAAAAGAGGCTGCAGAATCAAAGACCAAAGAATCAGAATCCTGTCTATCAAGATCATATCTCATATAAGTAACAACGCTAGGCCAAGAAACCCTAAGAGAAGTAGGTATGGGTACACCATACAAATTTTCAATAAACATCAGGGACGGTACTACAGGGAACTTTCTAGGGATTAGGGATGGATCAAAGAAGCGCCAAGGGTGTTTTTTCCGAAGATCATGATGTACCTCAATATATTCCAGACCATAATCACGTTTAAGTCGACGCAGGATATCATAGCAGACATTTCGAACATCCTCATTAAAAGGATTATCCAGAAGATGACCGAGCATCCTCTCGGCAGCGATAACCGGATCAGGTCTATCGCGACGTCGAGGGTCCATCTCTTCTGGCATCAATATGCGCGAATGACTTTCAACCGCATCTCGGAAAACGTAATAATGGCCATTAGAATATTTAACATGCTTAGACAGAAAATCAACATCACCAATATTGCGAGAAGAATGGATCGTTTTAACGACCAATCCGAATCTGGCATACTCAGATATCAAGACATCATCAGAGATTGATTCAGGCACAAGCATAAGATTATCATCTCCATAAAGCATATGCTTGATATAACCAACTCTCCTCATAATTACTCGAAATACTATCTCATGAATCAACGTATTATCATTAGCAGTCGCAGCCCATCCACTTTTCATACCTTGGCTAACGTGAAACATATAGCCAAGAGGCATCAAAATAGGACAGCTAATCATGCTTTCGACAATCTTGAGAAACATGGTCTTGTACTTCCTAGAAATCTTAAGTACATCAAATAGGGCGTCGTAAAAATTTTCCAAACTCTCAAGCAATGTAGGATGCAATTTAGTATCCCAGTTGCTAATATCCACAGAAACATATCGGAAACCTACCGGAGCAAATCCTTTATCAGCCATCATATACTTAGCCAATTTGTCACCACCGTTGTTCATCCAAGAAAAACCCACAGCGCACCAATCAAAGTAACGATTCATAAACCGTGACCAAGGCTGCAGGAAAATCATAGCCAACAACAAATAGCTATAACCAGCGTATATGATAAGACGTCCAGCATCATCATCATCCACCTTCTGCATTCTAGCTCGCCCAGTAGTATACCAAACATGATTGCTGATATACTCATGAAAAGAATCATCATCATGTAACATGGTTAAAGCGGAATCTACAGCTTCATCATGCACATCACGTTTTTTCTTCCCAGGAGGGAAAGGATAGCCAGCAGCAGACGAACCATCGATCTGAATACCACTAAAATCACTATAATCAAGAACTTTATTAACTTCATCAAGAATCATTGGCGCTGATTCATTAGTCCGCACATCCATCAAAAGGGAATCCACTGCACTTTGCAGCTCATCCCGCCCAACGGAGAATGGATTAGGTTCAGCATACTTTTCCAAATGATTGAGCCTAAGACGTAACGTAGGGTTAGTACGTTTGTACTTAGAAAAAGCATGTGAACCTTGACGAGGATAAAAACGATCATAGAAATGTTTAATGAACAAATCGACTGGATGAAGAACACCGGAAGAATTCGGAAGCATGATGTTAGATCGGCTCCATATCAATTTAGTACATGATATGAAATCATCATAAACTCCTTTGGCATTACGCTTAAGAAACTCTTCTCTCATGTTAAAGCGAACTTCAACATCAAAGAAACGAAGCAAGCCAACAATCTTCAGAAACCTATCCAAATCTATAACAAGGTTGATATCGAGACCATACCACTGCCATTCATCTCGCATTAGGCTAGCATAGAAATTGCTAACCATCACAAGGATAATGACAATGATAAGATCACAGGTGTAACGAGGTCTATTCACCTTTTCCCCGGGACTGTTATATCCATCAAGATTCATAATGTTAAAAGGCAATGTTAAACTTTAAATTATATACTCTTG